ATCCCCTGCACCGGGGCAGCGTCGATCGTCACCGAGGCCAGCGCCGCGCCCAGCCCTGCCACCACGCCGGCCGCCGCGCCGATCCCGCCGATCGCGAGCTTGCCGATCGTCTGCAGGCTCTTCCCCGCGTCCGCAGCAATGCGCTCGACCGCTCCGCCGATCTTGCTCTTTGCGTCGCCCAGATCGCCGTCGAGCTTGTCCAGCGTTGCCCGGATCGCGACGTTTGCCCGCCCTAGCTCCGCCCCAAGTCCCATACCCAGCTCCTAGCTCTTCGCCCTTGGCTTCCGACTTCCGGCTTCCGGTTTCAGCTTCGCCATCTGTGCCGTGACCCGCGCCACCATCTCCTCGTGCTCCGCCGCGCGCTGTGCGGCTTCTTCAGGCGTCAGTGGCTTGGCCTCCCCACGGCCGATCAGTGCTCGTAGCCCCGGCATCCGCTTCGACCTGGTGAGTGCTGCGGTGTGCCACGCCAGCGACATGTCCTGCTGCCGTTGCCGCTCTGCGCGCCAGAGTGCGCCCTCGATCTCCGCGAGCGTCTCTGCCGGCGTCAGGTCCCAGAAGGTGAGCATCCCGATCCCGGCCCGCAGCGCCTCCTGCTGCAGCTCGCCAAGATCCAGAACCTCCCCTCCTGGGTCTACGCGTTTGGGTCCGGTTCCTCTTGCCGTGGATCGTAGGCGAGCACGTTGGCTATCGCCAGCATCACCGGCTCCGCCACCGCAGCGAACCCCGCCTCGTCGAGCACCGCATAGGCGTCGTTGAGCGTCAGCGCCCGCCCGCCCTCGCGGCCGTCGCGCCGGGCTGCCTCCATCCCCGCCCTCAGCAGATGCGCCAGCTCCGAGATCCCCGACGCGCCATCGGCGAAGCCCTGGGCCACGCCGATGACGCTCTTCCCCATAGCGCTCTCAGCCTCGGCCAGCGCGCGGTTCGTGAACAGCACCCGCACCTCGCGGTCCTCCGCCTGGACGATCGCTTCACCCCTGGCGCCCTTCTTGTCCGGAGTGGGCATCCTAGCTGCCTACCTCGACCCAGAAGTTGTCGATCGAGAGCTCAACCGAAACCGTCGCGGCTTCCTGATCCGGCCCGGTGGGGCTCAGATCCGTCACGACCGCCGTGGCCGTCTCGGTAGTCACGCCCTCGATCTGCCGCGCCACCAGGATCGTCGTGCCGTTGAGCATCGCATCCTTCAGCGCCTGGTATCCGGCGTCGGTCGGCACGTACAGCGCGGTCATGCTAATCTTGGCGCTATACCGTCCGGGGAGCACCCGCGTCGCTCGCGAGTCCTTCGAGCTCACGTCGATCTCCGCCGTGTTCTCGGTGAACGTCACGTCGCGCTGCGAGCCGATCGCCTCATACACCGGCACGGTCGGTGTCCCCGTGTTCACCAGCAACAGAATGTCAGTCCCGTTCATTCCCATCTCATCCCCTCCTCAGCTAGAGTTCCTCTATGACCATGCGGACCGTCACGATCCTGCCGTATGCGTCCTGCGCGTCGGCCTCGATCGGCCCCGAGCACTCCGCCATCAGCCACACAAAGTTGTCGATCACCAGTGTCTGCCGGTGCAGCAGTCTGCGCACCCGCTCCGCGATCGCCTTCACCGTCCTGGCGCTCCCCGAGGCCGCTGCATAGCAGCGCACATCCCGCGTGATCGTCCGCCCGCGCGTCGTCTTCGTGTCAAAGGGCACCTGCGCCACGTCGCCGGCCGTCACGATGTACGGCAACACCGCGTTCCCCGGCGCCGGATCCGTCGTGAAGATCGCCGGCCTCCCGTGGTACTCCGCCAGCAACGCCGTGAGTGTCGCATCCCCCGCCAGCTTGTTGTAGAGCGCCTCAGTGATCATTTGCCCCCCACCAGTCGCAGCACATCCTTCAGATTCTCAAGCAGCGCCGGCCGCAGCCAGGGATGCGCCGGGGCCGTGCGGCTGCCCACCTCAATGAAGAACCCGTAGTCGCCGCCCTTCTCCCCCGGTGGGATCCCGATGCGCGCCTCGACCGCCCGCGCCTCGCTCTTCACGCTGCTCTTCAGCCGGTACAGCGCCAGCACCCGCCGGTAGCCCTGCCCGAAGTCCGGCTGCCGGATCCGCAACAGCCTATGCCGTGCGTCGACCTCGACGAGCTTCGCCGCGTCCTCCATGCCCCGGGTCACCTGCGCCTTGACCGCCTCGATCAGTTCTGCCTGCTTCCACTGCGTCACCCCGCTGCGGCTCATGATCCGATCTCCTCCGTCACCTCGGGCTGATGCTCCAGACAGTCGATCTCCAGATGCTGCCCCGCCTTCGAGGGCTCGCGGATCCCCAATACCTCGACCTGCAGGTCCCCGCACGTCACCAGGTCCCCGCGCACGATGTCCGCCCCGTGCGCCACATACAGCACGTGCGTGATCTGGCGTTCCTCGCGGTCCGCCACCAGCCGTTCCGCCGCCGTCGCCGGCCGGATCCGCCCCTGCACCGTGCCCGCGTCGGCATACACGATCGTCCACCCGCCCTCGCCATCGTCGATCCGATCACGCCGGCTGATCACAAACGTGTTATTCAGCAGCGACAGAAAGGGCGTGCTCACTGCGCAATGTACCTGTACTTCGCCAGCACATCCTTCTCCGAGAGCAGCAGCATCCGGCTCCCGCTCGCGGTCAGCGCGCTGTCCTGGCTGCCCGTACCGTCCGTATAGGTCACCGCATAGTCGCCCAGGCTCAGGCTCTTGATCCCCGTCACCCCGCCGAACTCCGCGGTGTTCAGCCCCATCTGGTACGTGCGGCTCGCCGCGCGCACCGCCACCGCGATCACGTCATCCGGCAGCGTCGCATACCCGTGCGAGTAAGTGATCTCGAGCGCCCCGATCCCCTCGTACCAGCGCTGCCCCACGCGCCAGAGGATCCCGTGCTGCCCGAGCTTGTAATCATCCTCGACCACGAGCAGCTCGCCATCCTCCAGAACCTCCGTGACCTCGGTCACCGGCAGCTGCGGCAGAAACACCCGCATCCCGCCATACGAGTCCAGCGTGATCTCGTCATCCTCCACCAGCTCGATCTCCTGGTGGCAGTAGTTCTTGATCGCCGCCGTGGCTTCCTTGATCGCGGCCGCGGCGCTCGCCAACTGCACCGCCGTCGTGATCTCCAACTGCAGGAAGGCTTCCAGGTCCGGAATCGTGCAGAAATCAGCCATCGCTCAGCTCCTACTTGTCCTCTTCAGGCGTGATCATCTTGTTCCGCCCCTGGGGCCGGCGCTTGGGCCGCTTCGTCACCACAATCCCCTCCTCGAGCTCCTCCGCCTCCGGCTCCGGCTCCGGTTCCGGCTTCTGGATTCTCGATTCCTGATTCTTGATTCTGGCTTCCGGCTTCTGGCTTCCATCTCCCACCACCAACCCCGCCGCGACCGCATCCTCCAGATACATCTTCACAAACTGCCCCCGCCCTAGCGGCCCCATCGGCACCGCCACCAAAGGTCCCCTATCCATGCCGCCCTCCCCGTGTAGCCGTCCTCTGCGCCAATCGCTCTTTCACCTGCGCCTCGTCCCCGGCATAGCACTTCACGAACCGCCCGGGCGAGATCTCCACAGTCACCAGGGGCCGCCCCCCGCCCGGCGGCATCACCCGCGAGCGCGACGTCGCATCCGTCTGCGCCCGCGCCTGCACCTCCGCCATCCACGACGTCGGCAGCACGCACACCCGCGGCTTCGTTCGGTACATCGCCCGCAGAAACGCGAGCCTCCGGCTCCCTCCCCCATCGGGGGAGGGTTGGGGTGGGGGAGCACCGTCTGCAGCGAGCTCCTCGACATACGCCGCGATCAGCGCTCGCCCGCCCTCGCTATCCCGCACGAACAGCAGCTCCACCGAGTGCAAGAGCACCCGCAGATCCCGCACCACCGCCGCCGTCCGCTTCTGCTCATCCTTCGTCCCCACATCCGCCGCCAGCACCCCATAGCGCCACAGCGGCACCGCGGCATCCCAACGCTCCAGGAAGTGCATCCCTGCCGGCACCAGGTCCCAGGGCACCCGCACGCCGTCGCTCACGATCAGCGTCTTGTCGAACGGGATCGCCGGCGCCGCTCCCCGCACAAACTGCAGCCCGATTCTTTCCGCGGATCCCTTACCCGCATGCTCGAGCTTCCCCAGCACCAGCATCCCCTCGCTCAGCGACATTGGCGATACTCCTCCGGGGGTTCCAGTGTCCGCATGTCCACCGGTGTGATCATCAGCTTGTCCCAGCGTTTCCCCGGCCTGCGGATCGACTCCGCACAGAAGTGCCACGTATACACATCCTTGAGATACCCGACCTTTCCGCCGTGCGCGTGCACCCACGCCGCCTGCGTCTTGTTGGGGCTCACGCACGCCTCCCGCGTCGCGAACAGCGACGGCGTCACCTTGAGCAAGCTCCTCCGCAGCGCCAGGAAGTGCCCACTTACGTGCTTCGACAAGACCACCTCGCCGTCGTCCGCATAGGGCTGCCGCGAGCCGGTCTTGTTGTCGCCGGGATTGTTCAAGCCCAGCATCATCAGCCCGGGCCGCGTCTTCAGTGCTGTCAGCAACCGCTGCAGCCAATCCGGATCCAACAGCGGGCAGAATGCGTCGTCGTCCGTGCAGATCACCGGGTCGCTCTCCGTCAGCGCATACACCTCGCTGATGTTCCCGTGCATCCCCGCCTGCTTCTTGTGCCTATGCACCCGCAGTCCCTGGCTCTTCGCCCAATCCGCGGTCCCGTCCGTGCTCGCATCGTCGATGATAGTCAGCCTGTACGGCGTCGTGGTGCACTCCTTGATCCGCGCCAAGACCCGCCGCAGCATCTTCAGCCGGTTGTGCGTGCCTATGACAATGTCGATCACGCCTGCTCCCCCTTCCGGCGATAGAACCCCGCCATCCCCACCTCGAGGCTATCCACGAGCAGCACGTCCGGCCGGCGACCCAATCGCTGCGCCAGTCCGTCCACCGCGGCGACCACCGGCGGATA